TACAGGCACTCTTACTGGCAACATTTACGTATTTATTCCTGCTGTAGAAAATAACTATATCTTTTTTAACAACACTTCAGGAGCCTTTACTCTTACAGTAGCTCCAACAGGTCATGCAGCAAACGGAGTAGCCATTGTTCAAGGCTCCCACACAATTCAGTATTGCACAGGCAATAAAGTTATTGATCTATTTGCAAACTCATTGGGCAATGTTAGTGCAAAGGGTGTAACATCTGTTAATGGCAGTACACAAGTGCAGGCAAACGGACAGATCGTTGCAACTTCTTTTACAGGAAATGGCTCTGGTTTAGATGGAGTTACGACTCTTGATCCAGGTACTCAAATGGTTTTTCTTCAATCTTCAGCTCCTACGGGTTGGACACAAAATACAGCTTCAACATTAGCTAATGCTACTTTAAGAGTTATCACATCTGGTAGTGCGGGTACGGGAGGAGCAGATGCTTTTGCAACAACTTTTAGTGGATCAAAATCAACTTCTGGTTCAGGCACTGCGGATGTTTCACCTTTAGGAGTCAGTGCGGCCCCTGCTGGAGCTACTACAATATCAACTCCACAACTTCCTTCGCACACTCACACATATGTAGATGGTGACCCACGAGGTTATAGACTCTATACTGGAGATTCAGATCCAGTAGAAAGAGTTAAAAATGTAAAAGTATCAAATGGCCCAGCAGGCGGAAGTGGCTCTCACTCACACTCTCTGTCGGGCTCATTATCTCTTAGTGGAACTATAAGTGCACCTTCTATTTCTTTATCTGTACCAGGAATGGACTTAAAGCACGCAAATGTTATAGTATGTAGTAAGGACGCATAATGGCTAGCACATATACAGATAGTTTAAAATTAGAACTTCAAGAAACAGGGGCAAACGCTAATACTTGGGGAAATAATACAAACACAAACTTACAAACAATTGACGCCTTTAATGCGGGATATTTATCAAAATCTGTGGCAGGCTCTGCTAACGTAACTTTAACATCTAATAATGCAGATCCCAACGCTGAAGCTTCCAATAAAGTTATCGAATTTACAGGAACACTGACAGGGAACATTTATGTTTTTATTCCAGCAGTGGAAAACAATTATATATTTTTTAATAATACTTCAGGAGCTTTTACTTTAACTATTGCCCCTACTGGACACTCCGCCAACGGAGTAGCTATTGTTCAAGGTGCACATACAATTATGTATAATAATGCCAATAATGAAATTGTAGACTTGTTTGCAAATTCTTTTGGTCAGCTTTCTGTGAAAAATCAAATTAGAATTGGAGACAATATTACATTAAATGCAAACGGTGTAGTATCAGCCACAACACTGACAGGTGATGGATCAGGTCTTACTGGAGTTGAAGAGTTTGAGTCAGGAACGGAAGCACTGTTTGTTCAAACTTCTTCTCCAACAGGTTTTACTACTAACACAAGTGCAACTCTTACTCAATGTTGTTTACAGGTAGTAAACGGATCAGGTGGAGGCACAGGTGGATCTGATACATTCAGTAGTGTTTTTGGTACAAAAACTGCAACTAGTGCAAGTGTCCCTATTAGCACGGGAAGTCTTACAGTATCTAGTAGTTATTCTATTGGAGCTACCACATTATCAACTCCACAGATAGCTGCTCACACTCATCCTGTTGTAATACCAGGAGGTTCACCAAGAGGAGGAGGTACCACTAATACGAGTTATCCCCAAGGAGTTATTTTACCACCTCCAACAGGTAATAGTACCTCAGGTAGTGAAGGTGGTGGAGGATCTCACACACACTCTATGGGAGCTCTTTCTTTATCAGGGTCATTGAGTTCGCCCGTATCAGCTTCTCTTCCTAATATGAACTTAAAGTATGCAGATAGCATAGTGGCAACAAAGGATTAAAAATGGCAAGTACTTATTCAGATAGTTATAAATTAGAGTTGATGGACACAGGAGCAAATGCAAATACCTGGGGAAACAACACTAACACCAATTTAGAAACAATTGATGCTTTCACTGCTGGTTATATTTCGAAATCAGTTGCGGGATCTGCTAATGTTACTTTAACAACAGGAAATTCTGATCCTACTGCTGAGTCAGCAAACAAAGTTATTGAGCTTACAGGGACATTAACTGGCAATATTCACGTTTTTTTACCAGCAGTGGAAAATTATTATATTGTATATAACAACACATCAGGAGCATTTACTCTTAATGTTGCTGTAACAGGGCATGGAGCAAATAGTGTCGCCATAACTCAAGGATCACACACTATTCTTTATTCAAAAGGAAATGCTGTGACTGATTTATTTGCAAACTCATTGGGTGATTTAAGTATAAAAAATAGTTTTACAGTTGATTCAACAGTACTAACAGCATCAAACGGAAACATTAATGCTGCCGGATATTCTGGAAATGGGTCAAGTTTAACAGGTGTATCAAGTATACCTAGTGGTTCCACCGCATTATTTTTTCAAGCTTCAGCTCCTTCTGGTTGGACTCAAAACACCTCTGCTTCTATTAATACGACAGCTTTAAGAGTTGTGACAGGAGCGGGGGGTGGTACAGGAGGTTCTGATGCTTTTAGTACAGTTTTTACAGGATCAAAATCTACAGCCTCTGGCCCCATAAGTTTTTCAGATACAGCAGGTGCTAGCGTAAGTGGTTCATTAACTCTTTCATCTCATACACTAAGTACACCTGAATTAGCTTCACATCTTCATCCTAGTGGACAGCTAGCTGCTACACTTGCAAGAACTGGTGGTACTCAGATTGCGGTAAGTGTATATACAAATTCAGGCAGCACTGGTGGGGGTGGGTCTCATACGCACCCTATCTCAGGTAGTGCAGGACTAGGAGGTTCTGCTTCAGCTACAACATCGTTATCAGTACCTGCAATGAATTTAAAATTTGCAAATGTTATTGCATGTTCTAAGGATTAATTGTAGTATATTATAAGAAATGCCAATATTCGATCCAGACGGAAAATGTCCTCTTTTAAATAAGAAATGCATTAAACACCAATGTATTTGGTATAACATGCTTCAAGGAAAACATCCACAAAGTGGTCAAAATGTTCAAGAATGGGGATGCTCTATTGCATGGCTTCCCTTACTTTTAGTTGAAAATACAGGAAAACAAGTACAAACAAATTCAGCAGTTGAATCATTTCGTAACGAAATGGTAAAAGCCAATATGGTCACTTTAGCTCTTGTTAATGAACAAGCTAAAAAAGAAAAGCAAGATCCGACAAAACAAGTAGGTAGTATATGGGGCAATATTGCTGAAAGCCAAGTAGCTTTAGAAAAAGGCGAAGATGTTACTGAAGACATTTCATTGCTTTCTAATAAAAAAGTTGGTATAAAGAAAGGAACCAAAGGTAAAAAAAATGGCAATAACAATAAACAACGTAACAGTAAATAATCAAATCACAATAATATTTGATTCTGGGGTTAATCCCAATAACCCTAATGACGGACCAAGAAATTATTCTGGAAATACAGAAGCAGATGTAATTATTGATGGTAAAGCTTATTTAAACATACAAGCTAGTGATCAAATCCCTAATAACATTCACGCTTTTCAATATAGAGTAGGTTTAGGTACAGGTGAAATAGAGTATACAAATACTGATCCAAATTTGGTAGTTAACGGTCAAAGCGAAATACCTTCTTGGGTAAATACAATGATTACAAGATGGAATGGGGAAAAAACTTATGAGGAAACTTATAGTACAACTTATGATAATCTTGTAGCTAACTTAGATGCTAGTTCAGAAACATATGATTCTGATTTAGCAAATGCACACACATCAGCTCAAACATCAGCAACCACAGCAAAAAATAATATTTTAGGTGCTTAATCTTAAAAAAGAAGTTATCTCCTATCTACTATTTATGAAAGGAGGCATGAAAAAAGAATTAGTTAATTTAGCTAACTCTACAATTTATGAAGATACTTCCTTATTTACAACAGGGGAAATAAGTTCAGGATTAAATCGTGATATACGGTCTGTTCAAGTTGCGAGTTTTGAAGAAGATTCAATCGGACAATCTGTTTCAAAAAGAATTCTTTTTAATGAATTAAAAAAATTCACTGAAACATTAAATAATCTTTATAAAGAAAATGTATCTGAATGGTATTTTTCTAAAAAAAATTACTTTCAATTTTTACGTTATGAAGCAAGCACTCAAGGCAAGTATGAATATCATTCAGATCATTCTGGAGAGTATCCAAGAACTTTAACAGTACTCATAGGCATGAATAGTTCTAATGAATATGAGGGAGGCGAGTTGTTTGTTCAAAATGAAGAAAAAGGAGTTAAACTTGATTTAGGAGATGTGATTGCTTTTCCTTCTAACTTTATGTATCCCCATAAAGTAGCAAAAGTTACTTCAGGAGAAAGGAAGGTATTAGTTATATGGACCATGTAGAGTACTTTAAACAACATAAATATGTTCATGTTTCACAAATAGTTCCTATTGAGTTATGTAATTTCTTGTATAACTATTTTGTTTTAAAATCATGCACTAATAGAGATTTTAGCGACGGTCAGGAAAGCACTGGGGGCTATTTAAAATATTGCTATGCAGACTTGAGCACAGAAACATTATCTAGTTTTATGACTGAAAAACTCTCAACTATTGTTAGTAAAAATTTATGTCCAACTTACTCTTATGCAAGAATGTATACCAAAGGAGAAATATTAAAACCACACTCAGATAGACCTTCGTGTCAGTATTCTGTAACAATAAATTTTGGAGGGGATCCTTGGAGTATATATTTTGGTGAGTACAATAAAGACAAAAATTTAGATAATGGATATTCTCTTATTAATGAAATAACTATGAAACCAGGTGACGGTGTTGTATATATGGGAGAAGAGTTAGTACATTGGAGAAACAAATTTGAGGGCGATCATTGTGCACAAGCCTTTTTGCATTATATTGATATGGATGGTCCACACTATCCAGAATACGCTTATGATAAAAGAAAAAATATAGGTTACGAAAAAAAAGCATAAATGTTAGAGATATTTGATAACAAGATACCTGATATTGATAAAATATATAAAGAATTAACAAGACTTCCTTACTATTATGGTGAAAGAGATGCTGCGGAATATGCTCCTACAGGTATGGTATCACCCTTAGCTAATGACACTATTACTTATAATTCTATACTTGATTTTTTACCTAGATGCGAACCTTTAAAAGATAGAACTATAATAAGAGCTTATGTAAATTTATTTGCTCCTAGAGAAAATGCTAATTTTCATATTGATGGAGAAAAAGGTATGACCTTATTATATTATGCTAATCTAGACTTTGATTTTAATGAAGGTGGTGAAACAAAGTTTTTATCAAACAATAACACTATTATGTCTATACTGCCTGTACCGGGTAGAATTGTTGTTTTCCCAGCGGAGTTTAAACACACAGCATCTCCTTTTAAAAATAATCACAGGTTTACTGTAGCTTTTAAATTTAATTAATGATCAAACCAGAAGAATTAAAAAATAAGAATTTTAAGATATTTTTAGGAATGCC